TTTTCATTAAGATGTGGTCGCCTTGTACGCCAGCAAATTGGCATAAATCACCGTTAGCTATTGCACCGCTTGCTTTACCGTAAAAGTGTAGCTCTTGCCCTGTTTGTAAATTAACATCATTCAGAAGTTTAATATCTAAAGTACCATCTACTGAGTTCCAAGCTATATCACCAGCATTGGCAATCGTAATAGGAGTAACTGTATCAAAGTGTACGCCTGTAAAATCTGGGTCATCTACGGTCGCAACAGATACTTCACCTGCTACTGGCTCGGTTATCTCTATGTTTAAGCCAGCATTTAGATCGCTAATATCTCCTGCATCCCCTTTGTCGCCCTTGTCGCCTTTTGGGCCTCTTGCTCCAGTAACGCCAATGTTTATATCGGTAGTAACCTGCTCAACCTTTATAATCGGTTCTTGGGCTACTACTTTTATAGACTTATCTGTGCTATCAAGCCTAATGTTCATACTAACTTACCTCTGTTAAATCTAATGCCTCAAGTATCTGGATGTTTGGGAGTTCTGTATCACCATCACAATTATCGCCTGCTGGGAACTTTATAACCTTACCATCATCGTAGTCTACGTTTATCTGATACTTGTAAGTGCCAAGTGGTAGCTCTGTATCGGTAGTATCTAGGCTTATATCCGCAACACCATCTACAAAAGCCCCAGTCTTTTCTACTAGGTAAGCCTCGCCCTCATTGCCTATGTATATAGTCGCACTAACGGCTTGAGCATCATCAAGCGTTACCCTAATATTTAGGCTAGCCCCATATCTTACTGACAAATCTTTACTCATCTTTTAACTCCTTTTTTGGTGGCAATGGTTTATCTACAAACTTGTAACTAAATAGCTTCTCATAATCATTGTTTATATTCTTGAATTGGGTTTCGCCCTTACAGCTACTGTTTGGGCATTTAAGTATACCGACTATCGTTTCAGCCTTGCCTATGTATCTACCGCAGTGTACGCATTTTAAATCTATCATGCTACCACCTCATAAGTGGTATAGCAGCGACAATTGCTGTGAGCTGTACCGGCATGCACATTTTCAAAGTCATTCTTTAACTGGCCACCATCAACCCCAAGTAATGTTTCGCCAACATCTAAGTATGAGGCAGACACTCCAATCACCTTACCGTCTAAAGCCCGACAAAACTCGCAAGGCTCGGCACTAGCGGTGTTCCATATCTTGTTGATAGAATAGCCCGTTTCATTGGCTATGTTCTCCATTGCGTTTACACTAGCTATATTGCCAGCTCGCTCAACTTCAGTCCTAGCAATACGCTCGTATCTCCACTTCTCGGCCAATATATTGCGTAGTTGTTGCTTTATCTGCCCAGCAGTCAATTGTTGGTCGCTTGCCCTATCCAAAACCGCCTGTATAGCCGTTTGTATTGTGTCGGTGTATGAGTTGCCAACTTTAAGCAAATAAGCCTTGTAATCGGCTCTCTGTGCGTCTGTTAGCCTAAATTGTTCTATATCATCTACCACTAGACCAGCTTCAAGTATTATCTTTACTCCCTCAGCTCGTTGTATAGACCCCTCAACCGCTACTAATGGTGCAAGGGTAGCTTCAAGCTCGGCCGTAAATTGCTCAACTTCTTTTTCTGGGACTTCAACAGACTTAACATTTGCCTCAGCCCTAGCTACTTGCTTACTTGCTTGGTTGTATGCAATAACCTCAACTCTATTTTGATAGTCATTTCTAATTTGCGGGGTAACTCTTTTTTGCTCAACATCTATATCTTGGGCTTGGCCCTCATCTACTACATCGGGGTTATCTTCTTCGGCCTCTACCTCTTGCTCGCCCATAACTAGGCTTTCTAAATCGCCAGTCTGTAAATAAGCCACTATACTATCAAGCTCAAAGCCCTGAGTAAGTAAATTAGCCATTGTATTACTGTCTACTAATCTAGCATCGGCCTTGACCTTTTGCTCATCTGCAACGGTAGGCTCAATTGGATCAAAGGTTACAGCTATACCAGCACCGCCTGTTAAGCGGTTTAGCTCGTGGGTAAACTTACTCCATATCTTTAAGGTAAATGGGTTAAGATGATATTTAGCAAAGTTAGCCTCGTCGATCCTGACGCTTGCGTAGGTGTTGTTTTCGTTCACTCCTCTAAGGCTTGCAGGTACTCCATAAACACTGTCAATCTTTTGGTTAGCTTGGTCAAATAGCTCTTTAAGGCTTAACTCTTTATTGCCTGTGCTAAATGGTATCCACTCGATTTGTGCGTCTTTAGTGCCGCCCGATGGGTCAATAGGTCTATGAACGTAAGCAACATTGTTGTTATTGCTAGCCCCTCTGTGCTTGTCTTGTAGGTTGTCTACTATGTCGTTGAAGTCTTGTGCGGTTGCAGCGGTTATTATAAATTGGCCGCTTGGTATAGCCCCATTCTTAAAGAAGCCCGTCTGGTATTCAGCTATTAGATCATCAAGTGATGTCCAGCGTTTGCCAGCCTGTGCCGGGGAGAAGCCATTTGTAAGCTCGTAAGGGTTAATACTCTTAATCTGTATAACCTCATCAGTGCTAACCTCTGTGTTGTTAGATAATCTCCAGTACCTTTTGCCAGCCTTGACGTATGGCTTGCTCTCAATGAATGTAAAGCCAGTTATATTGTTAGCGGTTATATTATCGCCATTACGATGAATATATAGGGCTACTATCGGGTGTATTAAGCACATAACGGCTAGTGCTTCCCTAAAGTCTACTGCACTCATATCTGCGTTAGGGCTATACAATCTATCTATTACATTTGATTGCACGACATCGCCATTTGCATTTATTACGTAAGGCTCTATTGCCATGAATGAGTTGGCTATAACTCGGATGCTTGAGTAAGCGTTTTCGTATTCATTCTGGCGGTAAAAGTCATAGGTGCTAATGCCACCAATACCCATTTTATGCCAGCCAACATTATTAAGGTCTATCCCTAGTGTAGGGTCGGCCAGTTTCTTTTTGTTTCGCCTTAAAAAGTTAAGTGGGTTCATTTATAAATCCTGTTTATGTATCTACTTTAATTATACCTGTTCACTAAAAGCGAGGCTTGGCATAGACCACTTGCTTTTGCTGGAACAGCCTATTGATTAGGGCAAGGCTCATACATTCGTCATCATGAAAGCCCTCAGGTGCTGAATAACTAAACTGTCCATTAGCCCTTTGCTCGTAGGCATACAGGCTCAATTCGTCTAATAACTGCGGTATATTCGGGTACTTAATTGTGCCGTTATCCATTGATACAGACAAATCGCTAACCAACTCTTGCTTACTTGTAGATGTGAACTTAAAGCCCTCAATATTCAGCCCCTGATTACGCAAATCATCAAACACGCTATCGCCAACGCCTGTTGCATCAATTATGCCTTTTATACACCTAAACTTGTGGTATGCGTTATATATCCTCGATTTTTGCAAGCCCCAGTCTATTTGATTAAACCGTTCATGATATATTATTTGCTTACTCTCTAAATCACCAACAAATATTACAGTAAAATCCTGGTGTTTAGCTATGTCAGCAGATAATACATACTTATGGCCATCTAACGGCTTATCTAATAGCTCTCCAGATATGTTCTCGGTTACGTTCCTAAACACCGCCCCAGCACCGTCTATAAACTCGGCCAGCACCTCTTGCTTAAATGCCTCTTGGGTCATGGTAGTTTTAGCAGTTTCTATCTCCTCAGGTGTCCAGAACGGGCTGTCGTAGGCAGTAAAGTGGTATGTCTTGTTAGTGGCACATAGTGTTTGAAAGTAGTTGTTACCCTTAGGCGTACCAATCGCTCTTGTCTTGGCTTTCTTTAACATCGGCGCAAGAGTATTCTCCCATAGGCTACGCTTTTTGAATATAATACCGGCCTCGTTTAATATTGCATAATCATAGGCAAAGCCCTCAAGACCCTCAGGCCGTTCGCTACTGCCAAAGTCAATATACGAGCCGTTGCCCAAGTGCAGTACTTTCTTTTGCGAGTTCCATTTACAGTCAGGCCAGATGTTCATTTTAGTAAGCAATGGTCTGTAGTAACGGTCTAGGTACTTATCTATGTTTGATTGCCTAGTATCTACATGCAATGCTCTAGCCCCAGGGTTAGATATACATTCTTGTAATAGCCATAGCGCAAAGTTGTAAGTCTTGCCAGTTCTTCTGCCGCTACGTATACAAACTACCTGCGTTTGGTCTTTATATGCCTTTTCAAGAAAACTAGGCGCTTGTATCGTCGGTAGGCTTTTGTGCGAACTCAATTATAGCTCCTTTGATAGTTTCTCCGTTGCTTGTGATGTCAATGTTTTGGCCATAACCATGCTTGGCAAGCCATTCCATCGCTTTAGCATCGCCAGCCATTGATTTAGTCATTGCAACGTATACAATAGCTTTCCAGCCGTTGTTACCATATAGCTGCTTCATTTGCTCTTTGTTCTTTAGGGTTGTCTTATCCCAATCTATGTTCTCGCCTATCTCTCTAATAATGGTTGAGAGGTGTTTAGAGCCTTTTTTGTTAGCTCCGCCCTTAGCACCAATTTCGGCTGCTTTCTTGCTGTCTATCTTTTGTAAATTGTCCATGTGATTTGGGTTATTTGCCATCGTGGTTTGTTCCTGCTATCTTTTGGTGCGTCAAGGTCGGTACTGCCCCGCCTTTTGCTGAATGGAATCCAGCCACATTACTTTTATGTTTTTGACGCATATCTAGCTTGATTTTTAATGGTAATGCTATAGACTGACAACTATGAGCAAGCCTATATATTATAAGATACAACAATTTAACAAAATAAGCATGTCTTGGGTTGATATACAAAAAACCTATGCAACTATTGACGAGGCTATACAAGCCGGTACAAGCAGCCATAAGTGGCGTATAATGCAAATTAACGGTAAAGACAGACAAGTTATTTACCCATCCTCTCTGAGCGTTTGATTTTTTTGCCCCTTAGCATCCCTGCCCCATAATTATCTATTTCGTTATAATCCAATTCTTTGCAGAGCAGGCCGCAATTGTTATCTAATATTTTCACATAGCGAAGTTGCCACCCCTCGGCTGGTCTAGCCCCAATGTCAATAAATGGTTTCATACTAGCATTGTTAGTTAGTTTAGCCCCATATTTTTTAGCAACTCTAATTCTACTTGTTGGATCTCCACCATTCGTTAAAGTTAGTGATGCAATACGTTCTCCATCGGGGAACACGTACAAAGTGCTATTACGCTTAATTTGCGTAAGCTTGAACCCAACTGCTCTATATATAGTGCCGTCGCCACTGGCCGTACCATCTGAAAAAGATAAAATCCACTTAATGTGCGGGGCGTTCTTTTTTATAAGCTTGAATGATATAGCTAAGCACCTACTCTCGCTATTTTTTGGCAATATATTATCAAACGCCATTCTGTTAAGCTCTAGCATGTCAAACCATTTTGAGTTACTGACAAGCCCCATCACCTTTGACTTATCCATTGGAGAACCATAGCTCATCACTCCATGCAATACTCCGCCCAAGAAACACCCAAAATGTAGCTTACTATTTGGCACTACCTTGCCGCTATAGTGATGCTTTTTAACAAAATCATTAGCGACTTTAGCTGGTAGTATTTTAATTACTATTTGTTTTGGGTCAACCATTGTTTACATATCCAATATAACTTGTTGCCGTTGCCGTTTTCGTTACCAAATGTTTCCCCTGAATTATTGCCAACAGTACCAATTGCGTCCTTGATTGTTTCTATTTGTGCATCTGCGAGCATAAAAGTCATCTGGCCAAATGGCTCTTTGTCGCCCTCTGGTAGCTCAAAATCATCTCCCATCGCATCGTCTAAAGTATAATTATGGATTGCGTCAAAACTCGTAGCCTCGTAAACCTCAGCCTCGTTAAGTTCATATTTGGCTATAAACTCATCAATGCCCTCTTGAGTAATAGTGGCGTATTGGCTGGTTATCTCTAAAAGTCTAGCCATTGCCTCTTGCAAGTTCTCGGCAGGGACTTTCAAGTAAGGTATTGGCTCATTCCATCCCTCGGTAGTTAGAACTCTTTGCCGTTGATGCCCATCAAGTAAATGTAGTATATTTTTGTCATCTTCCCATACATAAACTGGGTAGCTAAACCCTCTTCGCTCAATAGTGTTTTTAAGCTTTTTATAGTTTGCCTCTGTGAGGTCTTTTAGATCGCCCTGCGTTGCCAATAAATCCGCTATTGGTATTGTTGGCAAATTATTTGGGTTATGTACTTTCACTTTACACGCCTCCTTTGTGGCTTCCAAGTTTTACCTTGGTATTCTACGGTTAATTTTACATTAGGCTTTTCAGAGTATAAAGCTTCAAACAGTTTGTACTTTAGCTTCCACGTCTCTGTGGCGAAGCCTTTCATTTCTAAATATTCAAGAGTGCCGTCATTATGCTCAACAACAAAGTCCATATAATAGTTGCAGATAATATAGTTATTTACTATTAGCGGTATCTTTACCTGCTTTTGGTAGTCTACAATCTCGCCAGCCTTTTTAAGTAGCTCTAGCTCTTGGGCTTTACCAGCTTCAAACTTGCTGTCAAAGCCGTTGGCCTTTTTAGTTGAGTAGTATTTATATCTTGCTGTATACATATTTAAACCTCATACCTGCTTTTTTCACTAAACATTGCTCTAATACTATCACCTGCTATGCCGTCCCAGCTATTCTCCCAAGTAGATACAAAATCATCATCGGGTAGTGGCTGGTCTTTAGTGTATATCTTAACATCTTTATGTATAACCGAGCTATTGCCGTATAAGTTGCCATAAATGGTTCTTGGTAATATATCCGTTCTCTTTAATGTAGGCAGTATTAAATCTGAACATCTCTGGTAGTTATCTCTCTTATATTTAACCGGTATATGTAGTGTATAGGCTACTGGGTACTCAACGCCCTTACTATGCAAGAACGCTCGAGTGTTTATAAGCTTCTTAGCAACATTTGAGGTAACAATGCTTCTGGCCTTTATCTTAACAACATCATCAATATCGCCCTCGTGATAGTTTGGTATATCCTCTAGCGGTTTTAGCAGTATAAAGTCATCATTGAATAGGTAGAACTCATCAGATAAATAAGGCAGTGCCGCTCTAATGTTTAGCTCACAATCAAGCTGATGTTTGTGGGTTGAGCGTTCTGTGGGTATTGTAAGTGCGTTTTGTACCCAATCGGGTATATCGCCCACTATTACTATTTTGCCATGCTCTAAGTGCCTGTCTATGGCTCTAAGCGTATATTTAAGCTCGTCTGTCTTGCTGGTGCGGTAGGGAATTACAATGTCAATCATTTAGCTAGTACCTTTTGCGCCTTTTTATCATCATTGATCTGCTGCGCTGCCTAAGCTGCATAGTATCTAAGGGCTTTACATTTTCAATAAACTCAGCAAAGCGTTGCATCTCAATCTTTTGCCTTACATATAGCCATTCAGCCCGCTTTCTAGCGTTCTCACTATATAAATCGTAGTTACTCTCAATTATATCAATTCCCTTTGCTGTAGCGTCTATATTAAGCCCAGGCACTAATATAGCGCCCTCGGCTATGCCCTCTCTAACATGCGGTGTATCTACGTGAACGGTCGGTATACCATAGCCTGCCGCTTCTATTGTGGTCATGCCGTAGGTTTCATATTTTGATGGCACTAATAGTATTCTTGACTGTTTAAAATACTTATGCACATCTTCTGGTGCTACTCTTGGCTTTAGCTCAATGTTAGGTATTTCTTTTACAACTTGCTCAAGGTTTGGCAATCCATGAGTTGGCTCGGCCGGGGAGCGTATTATAATAAATCTTTTACCGGGGTATCGTTTGGCTACTTCTATAACTGTTTTAACTCCCTTGTTTATTAAAGATGATGATAATAAATAGGCATCTCCGTTTGTATAAGTATTAGCAGGTGGCTGGTTAATCGGTGGATGTACTACTAGGGCGTCTGGCTCGCCCCATTCAACTGCCGAAGTTCTAGTGTTATAGATTGCATAATCAGCCTTATCTAGGGCCTTTGCGATGTTGCGCCCATATAGCGGTGGGGTATGGACGCTTACAATTGAAACTGCTCCAATCATTCGGGCAGCAATTACAGCCGCTAGAGATAATTCATTCTGACCAATAACAACATCAGCTTTTAGGTCTCTTAATTGTTTGGCTATCGGGTTTGGGTCGGTCTTTATATCTAGTACATTCTTAGCGTCTATCTGGTGTATCTTTACACTCTCAAAGGTGTGTTCTTTATCTGTAATAGTAAGTACATGTTTATCGCCCCGGGCCATCTTTAGCATTCTATGCAAAGATACTTCACCGCCCATGTTCCACTCTGGTGGGTAGCCATGTGTAATTGCTACTACGGTTTTCATTGCAGGGCTGCTCTCGCTTTTTGCAGACCCTCGCCATCTCGCCAAGCTTCAAAGGCCCGTCTGTCTTGCTCACGCTTTACCTTGTTGTTAGCCTCTTTGTAGGTTTGGTCATCAGGTGCAGATTTATTCCAGCGGTGCAAGTGGGTTAGCTTTACATCTTTCAAGTAAATAAATTGGGTTAATTTGCCAAGCTCTCGCCAAGCATTATCACAAAATAAATGTCTACTGCCTGGCAAGCCAATCCAGCCAAGTCTTTTATACATCTCAACAGGTAGCACTACATGAGTCGGTAAATCTGGGCCATGTAAGTTTTCTAAACCATCGCTCCCATAAACTACCCCAAGTTTGCCATTTAATGCGTTTACCATCTTTACGTCCCAACCAACAGTCTCTGGTAGTACATCATCGCCTAAAATAGCTAGATGTGTACAGCCACGCTCTAGTGCGTTCTGGGCAAGCTCATTAAGCGACAATGTAAAGAATATACGCTCGCCAACTGTAATATCTGCGTCTTTAATCTTTAAATAAGCGTTGCGGCTTGGGTCGTCTGCGTCAATTCTAGCCAATAGCTCATAGTCTCCAGTGCAGGTTTCTTTTAATGCCTTAGCCAGTCTTTTTAGATTATGCGGCCTACCCCTAGATGGTACTGTTACTGCTAGTTTAGTTTTCATGCTTCCACTCCTGCGATGTGCTGGGTTAGTTTTTCCATTACTGCTTCAACTGTATTTACTGTTACAGCGTTGCCGCACATCTTGTATCTTTGAGTGTCTGATTCTCCTGCTGTCCAGTTATCAGGGAAGCCTTGTAAGCGTTCACATTCTAGTGGTGTTAGTCTGCGTATTTGTGCATTGAGTTCACTTTCAATAATGTACGAGCCTGTTGCTTGTGCGCCCTCGTATCTTGCGGTAAGAGTGTTTGTGTAGTGTCCTTGTACTGGTTCAGTAGCCTGTCGGTGTGTGTTGGTGATAGGAAATACTTGTCCGCTACATTCTCCTCTAAGATGTCCGACAAAGTAGATGCGTTCTCGGTTTTGGGGAACTCCGAAGTCTTTGCTGTTAAGTACTTGCCATTCAACTCTATACCCCAAGTCGGAGAGAACCCCAAGTATTGTCTGGAAAGTTTTGCCACCGTCGTGACTAAGTAAACCTTTGACGTTTTCAAGTACCATATGTCTGGGTCTTTTTTCTGCAAGAATCCTAGCGATGTCAAAAAAGAGTGTGCCTCTGGTGTCGTCAAATCCTTTACGTTTGCCAGCGATCGAGAATGCTTGGCAAGGAAATCCGCCAACGAGTAGGTCGAAGTCTGGGAGTTCTGTAGGATTGATTTTGGTTGCGTCTCCATAGTTGTCATGTTTGAAGTGCCTTTCGTATGTTTTAATTGCGTATTTGTCGATTTCGGAGTAACCAATACATAATGCGGTGGCCCTGCTTGTAGGCAAAACATCGTGTTCCACTTCGTTAATATCCCTGTTCCGCCCTTGCCAGTCTTGCTCGATCTGGGTAAGTTGTTGATTGAAAGCACGTTGTATCGCAATTTCAAACCCTCCTATTCCGCTAAATAATGATAAGTATCTAAGCTCGGTTGTCATATTTTCTCCCATCTTGTGTATCTTGCGTATAGCCCTATTTTATCTTGTGTGTAATGGCATAGCCCATTTATATCTTGAATGACTCCCATCCGTATTAACATTTTTATTGTCTGAAACCTTCTGTGATAGTAAGGTTCAACCGGTCGCAAATAAAAGCTCTGCAGGTGTGTGTTAAACCCTACGCTGTCGTCTGTTATATAAAATGTGATTGCAGGGTAGCGATACACTTCCACCTCATTACATACCTAACTTGTTAGATCTTTAGTTTGTTTGCTGGCAATCTTTCGCTTTTGTTTCTTAGCGAATGCTTGAACAATGTCATCAATACTGCTGTATGGTTTACTAATTTTGTTCTTGGTTTTAATAACATATTGGCCGTTACGAAGCTTGCAGATGTCTTGGCCATTGTATTTCTGTATAAAGATTAAGCCGTTCATAATCTAATAATACAACACTACTTACGCTTGTCAATAGAATTAAGATAATCTTTGTAAGACTTTGGCGTATTCTTGCTATATCTATTTAAGTAGACACTCTTAACATGTAAACAATACTTTTGCTGCTGCTCTGTGCCTTGTATCTCGCCATTTAAGATTTGCCATATTACTTTAGCTTGTTCCGGCTTAACCTTGATGTATTTGTTTTGGTCTGTGAATAACACTGCCATCATCATTTGCCCATTTCTAACTTACACAAAAATGTAAAATAAGCCCTGGGGTTATTACCGCCCTGGGCTTGCTCTAAGTTTCTCCAAATAATATTTTCCGGTAATTGATGAGCTACTTTACAAAAAAATAAGAAACTGTTTTCATCGTTTAACTTTTCTGCAATTGTTTTAGCTATCTTTTCTGCATTAACGT